CAAACGTGGAATGGTGATTGGTGATGCTCCTGTAAAAACTGCTGCTGAGAAAGAAACCGAGAAGCAAATAGTAGCGGATATGAAGGCGGGTGCAACGCCAGAAGAAGCTGTCGAAAAAGCAATGAAAGTCCGCAAAGAAGGTCTTGCTGACGGTACTATAAAAGGAACTGGAAAACCTATTAAGACTGCAGGACCAAAAAGAGTAACTGCGAGAGAAGGTGCTGCTGCTCTAGAACAAGCAGAAAAACTGCAATCAGAGATAGATGCATTGAAAGCGCAGATGAAATCTGAAATGGGCAGCGTATTTGATCCTGAAAATGTTGCTAAGTTCAAAGAAGGTCTAGATCTTACTACTGACGAGGGCAAAGCAGAAGCAAAAGCAAGAAGAGATAAATTTTTAGAAGATCAAAGCGTATTTACTAAAAAAATAGATGCATTAAAAGAACAGAAAGATAAAGTAATGCAAACTGTTGATGCAGGATTAGGTGGTCCTGATGATTTTGAAGATACTGGATCTGACGACGACTTTTATAGTACAAGAGAAACAGGAGCAAAACCAACTAAAGTCACAGGTGGTACTGTTGTTACAGGTGGTGGGTTTACTGTTAAGACTGAAAGTGCTGAGGCAAAAGCAGCAAGAGAGAGCGCAGTAGACAAAGAAAAGCAAATGCTCGAAGCAAAGAAAAAGGCATTTGCATTATTAGAGCAACAGGGTGTTATCGGTAGTGACGAGTTTCTGGAAAGAGACGATCCAAGGATGCAGCAAGTTAATGAACTTGCTCAAAAGATTGTTGCTGGCGATTTGAAACCTACTGCTGTTGGCGGTGCGCAAGAAATGGAAAATTTGAGTAATAATATGTCCAGTGCTAACACGAAGATGATGGACGATAAAGCAGAATCTTCAACAGCATCGGTTAATGCTGTCAATGTATCAGATAGTTCTACAACAGTGAATAGTACGACAGTTAATACAGCACCGATGCCATCACCAATGGACAAATCAGACAGAAGTACACAGGGAGCGTATAGAGGTCGTAAAATTTAAGACTTCTTCTTTGGTTTGCGATAAGGTTTCAATGGTTTCAGTTTCTTTAAATTGCCAGGAGTTTTGTTAAGTATTTTCATCTTGGTTAATTCATCTTCAGTCCATATAGCAAACTTGTAACCATTGTCTTTCGCAATCTGCTCTGCTGCTTCCCATTTATTACGATTTTTAATATAGGTGAATGCTTCATTGAGCGATTTTTTGGTGCGAGGGTTCTTTGATTTTGGCGGTTGAGTTTGTTTTTTCGGTTTAACTTCCACCAATAACACATTACCACTCTTAAACTTTATCCAGAAATCCATGTGGTATTTGTGCCACTTTTTGTCTACGTCATAGTAATATGGGATAATGAAATCTTCACTGTTCCATTTTTCAACCTCTGAGTTGTTATCTAACCACTGCATAACAGATTTCTCCCAATGAGATCTGTAAACAACTTCTTCGGGGTTGCCTTTGTACTTGCTCCGGTGCTTTACTGTGTATTTGCCTTTATAAGTTTTCGACATCGCATATAAATAACTGAACAGATAAACCTATTTAGCAGGACCAATATGGCACTAGAGTTTCCCAGCGATAGAAGAACGTATGAAGGCGTCATACGATTTACAATTATTCGGACCAATACAGATGGAAGCGAGTCAGATGGAGAAACCTGTGACTTGTATTTGCCTGTCGGTGTTCAAATAGCAGACCGAGTAGAATATGAAAATATTGGATTGGGTGCACTTGGACTTCTGGCCGGAGAAGGCGGCACAAACGTAGATTTCGCGCCATCAGATGTTGTACAAGATCAGCAAACTAGAGGATTAATTCTTAGTGAAATTACTAAAAAATTCAGCGATAGAGCAGGTGCGGTAGCAAGAGCAAGAACTAAAACTGCTCCAAACCCAAATACACGTGCATTATTTAAACAAGTAAGTCTACGTTCTTTTCAATTTTCTTTTAAATTTATTCCGACTAGTGAATCAGAAGCAAATACAATACCGCAAATTATTAGATTTTTTAGGACCGAAATGTATCCACTTAGCATAGCAGGTGGCGAGCAAGGTTCTTTAGGATACAAATTCCCAAATAAATTTAAAATACAATTTTTCTATGACAACATAGAACTTGCTACTAAAATTGCCCCTGCATACCTAGAAGCATTTGTTACAAACTATAACCCAACACAACAAGCATTCTTTAAATCAGGAAATGGTAATCCACATTTCTCAGAAACTGATATTAATATGACATTAACTGAAGCGCAGGCATTGGATCAAGCAAAAATTCTGGAAGGATTCTAATGAGTACCTATTTCAAAAAGTTTCCAAAAGTCGATTATAAATTTGGAGATGAAGAATCTCCAGTACAATTTCAAAATTTATCTGTCTATATTGATATATTGGATCAATTAAAAGAATACTCTTCATTTTATCAAAACTATCAAATACAGAATAACGAGAGACCAGAACATATTTCATATAAACTTTATGAAAATGTAAACTATGGTTGGACCTTTTGGTTATTGAACGATCATATTCGTCAACAAGGTTGGCCGTTGAATAACTCACAGTTGTATACTAAGGCACAACAGTATTATCCAAATGTGGTTGTCAGGTCAAATGGTGTTGCGAGCAATACTACAACAGGAGTAAATAATCCACTAGTGCAAGCAGCATTCTTAAGAGAAGGCAACTATGTCTGGTTTAATTTAGACAACAAAGTCGGTAAAATTTTAAGAATAGATAATGATTACGGTTTGATCCACGTTGGTGTGTCAGGCAGACCAACAAACAGCGGAGTTCTTACTGCTATTGATACTGCATCAGCACTAGAGATGATTGCTGGGACAAGATCCACACCCATAGAACAAAGAGAAACGACATCTATTGTCGAAACATACGATCAATGGGACGCGCCTCACCACTATGTTGATGCTAATGGTGAGTGGATTAAACCAACTTATTCAAGTGTTGACCCCTATCCTTTTGATTGGACTAGTGTAACAACAGAACAGTCGGTATCATATTTTCAACGATTAAGAGAAGAAAATACAAAATTACGTTCAATCAAAGTTTTAACCCTTGATACCTTGACAACTGTCATTAATGAATATAATAAACTTCTTATAAACAGAATAGAATAATGGCACAAAATCTAGGGCAAGAATTTAAAATAACCAAAGCAGAAATTACTGCTGAACGGTTAAACAATTCATATGACATGAAGCAAATGATTGGAGAAATTTCTTTCTTTGAAGATCTCCAAAAACCATATGTTTCTGCTCAATTAGTCATTATGGATGACGCAGGTGTATTTGATCTTATTAAGATCAAGGGAACTGAGCAGATTGAGATAGTAATTGAAGCAGTTGAAGATAGTCTTGCTGGAGCAAAATTAGAAATTAAACTCAATATTGTTTCTATTGTCCAAGTTGTGAAAGGAGGCGACAGATCTGAAATTTATCATATGAATTGCATATCTCCTCATGCTTATAGAGATCAAGGAATAAAAATTTCTAGGTCATATAAAGGAAAACTAGAAGATATCACAGAAGCAATACTTAAGAATCATTTAAATGTTCGGACTGATAGGACATATCTTGGCGGTACTCCCTCGGTGCAACAACCAGTGAAAATTATCACACCATATATTAGTCCTCTAGAATCAGCAGAATGGTTGGTAGACAGAGCAACGAGCGACATTGGTGCACCATTTTATATTTGGAGCACTTTATACGACCAACAGGAAAATGGCGGCGATGATGTCGTTCGTATTGGTAATTTAGAATATATGATAAATTCTAAAGAACCGTTCAATGCGGGACTTCCTCTTCTCTACTCATCTGCTCGCGGACAAGAAGTTGCTGGTCAAGGACTCGCTCAACAAGCAAGGATCGTAAAAGAACTCAGCATTGAAAATATACAAAACCAGTTTAAGGTGATGCAAGAAGGCGCAGTTGGTTCTCTTTTAAGTAGTTTCGACACCTATACAAGTCAGACATATGAAAGGCACTTTAGTGTTGGAGAACTGCTTCAGAGCATGGAAGACAGAGGAATGCTAAAAGAAGGCAAGCAAAATGTCTTTGATGATAAACAGAATTTAGAGTATGAAGATGAAATTAAACCTGCGGATCAATGGAATCACAGATATTTAAATACTGTAAGTTCTTTCGGAACATATCGTTATGATAATAGTTATCATGATGTATTTAATCAAGCGCAGGCACTTAGTAAAATAAAAAGTTCTGCTATGAAGTCTCTTTATAATAAGAATATGATTACTCTAAAAGTTCCTGGGGTAATATTTTTCGCTCCATTAGCACTGGGAACATCAGGTGCTACTGTTGGTGATATTATTGACATACATTTCAAAAATACGAATGTAGAGGGAGAGGGAGACGAAGAACTTAATAAAGAACTTTCCGGAACATACTTGATACATATGTGTAGAAATGTATTTACCAGCACTAGACATGACGTTATAATTTCCGTCAGCAAAGTTGCTGATTTTGATGGTGCTGTCGCTGCTGGAGACAATCCTTGAAAACGATCAATCACGAATACTACGGTGATGATGTCCGGTGGTTTATTGGCACTGCGATCGACAACACTCCTCCTTATGGACTTGAAGGAAGAGTTCAGGTTCGAATTCACGGCATACATTCTGATAACGTAAACGATATTCCTCAAAGAGATCTCCCATGGGCGCAGGTTTTAAATCCAGGAAACACGTATGGCGTCTCTGGATTTGGTACATCTGCTCAGATACTTCCAGGTGCATTAGTGTTTGGATTTTTTCTCGATGGGGTGACTTCTCAATTACCTATGATTATCGGATCAATGCCTAGAATTGAGTTTCCTTCTTCAGTCCAAGCAAATTTTAGGGACGATCCTGCCAGTAATCCATTTTCATATTATTTTAATCAAACAAACTCTCAAGTTAATGATCCAATATTGACGGTTGCTGCCAAACCTGAGGGAGATATTGTAAGATATTTTATAGATAATGGATTCAATGCAAAACAAGCGTGTTCTATTACTGGAGTTCTCAGCGATATTAGTGGATTGGATCCAAATAATGTGAGCAATGGCATTGGCATTGCAGGATTACCTCCATTTTCGCCTAGATTGGCGAACTTTTATGCATACGTTGCGAGGTTACAACCTGCAAAGGCACCAGAAGATATTGAGGGGCAACTTCTTTTCGTTCTTCACGAACTTAGGACTTCTCGTGCATCTGCGTTTTCTAAAATGCTACGAGCAAAAGAAATCACTGGGCAATTAAATGGGGAAAAAATAGACGGTATCATAACCAAGGGAAACGGTATGGTAGCTGCTCTTGTTAAATACTATGTTCATCCTTTAACTTCAATTTCTCAGTCCGCAGCAGAGGGTAAAGCAGAGTCTCTATTTTCTGGATTGGGAGCAAGATAATGGCAAGATTAAATCTTTCGGAACTCAATACCTTTGTAAACAACTTTTTTGATAAAGTTGGTGTTCGCGATCTTACAGCAATACATGCTGAAAGGATCAAACAATGGTTGATTGAAAACCTTTCAAAAATTGGAAGATATGCCACTAGAGATTTTGAGCGATTTGGTACTCTTGAGTCTCACGGGCAGTCTAAGAATGATGGAAGAAAGTTTCATATGGATCGCGCCGATGGTTGGGTTTCGCTAACAGAAGAAGTTCCTGACCTAGATCATTTTACATATGGAACTGGTATCTTGTGGATACACGGTGAGTTTGAATTACCTGCTTGGTGGGAAGCACTAGGAAAAGGTAGAAAAATGGGCGACCATATCTATGGTGATGAGTATGCCCAGACCACATTTGACGGTAAACAAAAACATTTATTTCAAAGAACTACTGGAGAAACTTACACTTTTTGGTACGAACCTACAACCAAATCAGGGTCACCTGCTGGCGGCACTGATTGGGGAGACCAAGGGTGGGAATATGGTTATCTTTGGCACGATACTCCAGACGTTACTGCTCAGATAAACCAAGGTACAAAGGTGCCAAAAGACGGAGTTGCAGCTTCAGAGAGTGACGAGATAGCATGGTTTATGGAAACTATAACGTATAACACAGGATCAGATATCGTCAAGGAGAAAGCGGATCCTTCGGTGGTCCCTGACACAGAGAACGATGATGATCTGTACCATCTAGATAACGAAAGAAACCATTATCCATATCGTATTATCCATTCTACTTCTCCCAAGAGCGTTAAGTGGTTGCTTGAAAATATTATTGTTGCTGGAGGAAATGGTATGTATGATAATAATATTCCTGCTATCGCAACTAGCGTTGGAACTTGGCCGCCAGCAAGCGGGCATAGTTTCGCAAAACAAGGAGTGGATGGAATAGTCAACTTTATTTCGCCAATAGAAGAAGTTCCGACTTCTGGTAGAGAATAATGTCAATAATTGATACTTCAAATTACAATGCCATGATTGCGCAGACTGTCGCAAATTCAAAGGGCAGAGCATCTGACTTGAAAGTTTTGTCAGGTGGTGTGTTGTCTGACAATCAGGTTTCGCTTATTGAACAGACTGTAAAAAATACAATTGATGATGCGATAGGGTTCGAAGTTCCTCAAGAAGTTTACAGTCAGGTCACTGACCTCATGCTCGGCACTTCTCCAGGATTAACTCAACAAAATTTAAATTCTATACTCCAGTCAACTGGTGTTATGGGTCAAATAACTAACAAAATCCCTGGCGTCAATATAGGAAATCAACTTTCTTCTATTACAGCACAATATGAGCAGAAACTTCGTCAAATCACTGGATCTATAGATGGACAGTTGCGTAGTCTTGGACTTCCAGGATTTGCCCAGAATGCAGCAAACAGTGTTATCAATGATGCTAATAATGTTATTAATAATGTTTTGAAAGGTAATGGAATAACAAACGCTTTTGGTAACCAAGCATCAGTTGGTGGTGCTACTACAAATCTTCTCTCTAAAGTTATTAGCGGAAATGGATTCGCTAGTCTTGACCAGATTGGATCTAATCTTCCTCCTTCTATAACATCTCTTGCAGATGGTAATGGTATTATTGATCTCGGCAAATTAACTAAAGCAGATAAAAATTCTCTGACAGGACAAATTTTAAAAAGTGCAACTGGATCTGAAAGTTCAGCGAGAGATCTCGGTTCTCTGGCAGATGTGCTTGAGGCGACAATGTTGGGTCTAACTGAAGAAACTGTGTTAGAAGTAGTTGGTCCTGCTCCGTATGAGATTGGATTCCAAGACTTACTTCCTGGAGGGCAATATATTTCCTCTATTGAAGAACTTGAAGCAGAGATGGGTGGGTTGACTAGAGATATATCTGAGATTATAGTGCATTGGTCAGAAACATTCACTAATTCTAATTTAACTGCAAATCAATTGACAACAATTACTGGTTCTGGAGATAATGCATACCACCTTATTGTAAAAAGAGATGGTTCGATTGAAAGAGGAGTTCCTTTAAACAGCGTTGGGTCTCATTGCCCAGACAATAATCATAATGCATTTTCTATAGGAGTGTGCTTGGTTGGCGGTGTCAACGTTTCAACAGGGACAACGGATATCGTACAAACCACATCTCCAAGAAGCATCACACGATCTCAATACAACACTTTGTATCAAATATTTCGAACATTCTTTAATCAATATCCAGGTGGACAAGCACTAGGGCATATGGACATAGATCCTTCTCAAGAGGATCCAGGGTTTGATGTAAGAGACTATGTGTATAACAATTTCAATAAACAAAGTCTTTATAGAGATCCATCAACTGAACCTGCCCTTTCTCCTGATGACATAATTTCTAAACAAGCGGGTCAACAGATTGGGGTAACACCTCAAGATTTAGAATCATTTGAACTTACAAAAGACCCTGACGTTTTGGAGAAAAACTTTTAATGACTACAGGAAATAACAAATTAACTGATCGGATTAATGATCCGACAAAGATTAGTCCAGAACTTACTACTGGTGTTCCAATCGACGGGACTGTAGACCCAACTGGTGAGTACCCGAATCGATACAACTGGTTTCAATCAAATACTAGTGCAGCAAGTCGCGGTGTTAAAATAAATGATCTTTGGATTGGTGGTAGTACAATGGGTGTCAGTTTTGATGTTCCATTTGGTTCTACTTCTATCTTTCCATTTAATCAAGCAAATGAGACTCCTTCTGGACACTCATTTGAAATAGACGACACCCCAGGAAATGAGCGCATATTGATAAAGCATCATACTGGTGCTGGTGTAGAACTCAAGCAGGATGGATCAGTTGCTGTTGTATCTCGAACGCACCAAATACAGGTTGCTGGAGGAGATCACGAACTAGTCGTCGCTGGTCAAGGCAACATCACTTATGACGGAGATTTAACTCTGACGGTCAACGGCAACTATAACCTTGTCGTTGGAGGAACATTTAATGTTGATATTGGTGCAAATCATAATCACTCAGTTCATGGAACATATATTACAGAAACAGGAGACACTCATCAGACTATCGTTCGCGGCAACAAAGACGTGAAAGTCTGGGGAGATCGCCTTGATTATACCTCAAGCGAACATAAGATCGTAACCAAAAAAGATGTTCGCATTATTTCTGGAAGAGATATTTTACCGAATGCTAAGAGAGGTATTCGTATATCAGCAGAGGATCATGTAACTACTGCCTCTGGTAAGTTTACTACATTGTCTGCACCTGATATGAGGATTATAGGGAACAAAGGTAAAATTGGTGGACCAAATTTTCACTATTTTGGTGCTCTTTATACAGGAAGTGAAGACGGTCAAGGCAAAGACACTGTGTTCCATGGTAATCTAGTTGGGCGCGCATTAGAAGCATGGACCGCCAAATATTCTAAATTTGCAGAACACTCTCATTCTGCCATTGCTGCTGATTGGGCAGAAGAGACAGCGACAGCTGGGGGCACAGGAGCAGTTACCCCTATACCATTTACAGCATCACCTATGGATTCAAAACCAAATTACAAGTTTGAATGGGGTTGGACGGCAAAGGATAACCATGTTGTATTTGCTTCTGTTGATAACTGGGGCGATGGTTGGGTTAATAAAGATCCTGATACTGGATCAGGTCTCATGGCAAATTGGCCAGACGCAGAAAATGCACATGAACCTTTATACGATTACTATGCAAATCCAACTAACTGGTGGGAACTTTGGAACAAAGCATCGCCATATGCTGTCCGAAAAGTTTATGTGGATGAAGATGGAGCGATCGAAGCAAAGATTGCAAAAACCGATACTTATAGTCATTATTTTAACTGGACGCCAAAAACTCCAGAAATACGTTCTAAATTGAGAACTATGGATGGTGCTAATGATGCAGCAACATCACCAGAAAAACAAACTAATGGTCCTCTATGCATAGCATCATTGCTTGACGAGAATCGTCTGTCACCTTTATATTCTACAGAAGCACCAATTCTTCCATATCAAATAAAAAGGACTGGAACTAGTATTCCTCAAGCAAGATTTGGATATAGTTTATTAGGAAATCCAGTAGAGAGGGCATCAAAATCTTTCTTACCAAAAAATGTTGGTGCAGTGAATAGAACTATAGTTGCTGACCCTGTGTACAACCCAGATAATCAACGAGCACCTATTAACAGTCAGACTCGTTTATCTAAATCTAGCACGTTGTCAAAATTCTTTGGTGCTCCTGGATCTAGATCTTCTTTAGACTATGTGCCAACCCTAAAACAAAGACAAGATCTTGCGCGACAATATTATCTTCACGCATGGTTTATGGAGGGTGTCGCCTCTGCTAAAGAATTTAAGAACTATAGATTACAGGTGACTGAAGGATATTATAATCCCGCCAACGGAATTCGCGAGAAATTTAACGGAAAGACTGAACCAGCAGAATCATATTACTGGAGAGAACCATATCGTTTAGACGATGGTGGTGGAACTCAGAAATCTATTATTCTTTCTGGAGAACCGATCAATCAGTTGAAGTACGAGGGACGAGCAGTAGTCTATACTCTCTACAATACCAGAGGTAAAATTGAGTATCCTGCGACATTTGATTTGGCGCTTTACATTCGTGATACGTTTTTCTTTGATCAGTTGAGTCTTGATTATGATATGACTCGCCCAGATAATATAATGACTCAACAATTAATTGTGGTTATGCCAAAAGTTGACGTAGATTTCAAGGTTACATTTCAACAGAAAGTCAGCACTTACTTCAATCGTAAAACGTTGTCTGGATCTGATTTAATCGAAGTAACCGACTAAATAGATTGATACAAGAAACCCAGCATAGATATGGCACTCAAAAGAATAACACCAGGATTAACAGATAAGACTCTTGTCACGAGTAAACAAAAATTTTATTCTGACATAGATCTTAGTTTTAAAGTAAAATCCGGATCCTTGAATGAGGAGGGCGTTAGGCAGGGAGATGTTTTTAAAAAAACAGACGCTGCAGCAGTAATACAATCTGTTGAAACTATATTGTTGACGAACCATTTAGAAAAACCATACCGCCCATTTTTTGGTGCCAATATTAGATCAATGTTATTTGAATTGGATGCAAATTATTCTGAATCCACTATCCGAGAACAAATTACAAAAGCAGTAGAAAAAGACGAACCAAGAGCAAAAATAACAGAAGTTAGATTTTATTCTGGTAATGAACAGATACCAAGAGGTGCACAAAATATCAGATCATTTGCTGATAATTCTGTTTACATTCAAGTAGAGTTTAGAATACTTAACTCTGAAGAAACATTCACAGCAGCAGTCAACATGAATAGGTTACGCTAACATGGCAACTACAATCAAATCGACTGAGTTAGACTTTAATAGTATTAAAGAAAATCTCAAAAATTTCCTAAAAGAATCAGGGGAATTTAATGACTATGATTTCGAAGGTTCTGGTTTATCTAACCTCCTTGATGTCTTGTCATACAATACACACTATAATGGTCTAATCACAAATTTTGCTCTTAATGAATCGTTTCTTAAAACAGCACAACTCAGACCATCTGTTGTTTCCTTAGCAGAATCTATTGGATATGTTCCAAATTCAAGAAAATCTTCTGAATGCCAGATTACTTTGACATTGTCTCTCAGCGGTGTGCCTAATCTTCTACAAACACAAACTTTGCAGGCAGGATCATTAGTTTTACGAGGAAGCAAAGACGGAATTGATTATACATTCACAAATAGAGAATCTATAACTGCATCTGCTTCTTCTGGTGTCTACACATTCGCACCAACTGCTGATCCAGAACTTCCTGTAAAAGTTTTTGAAGGAGTTGTCAAGACTGAAAACTTTTTAGTAGGAGCGCAGACAGAAGCAATTTATGTTATACCTGATTTGAATATGGACATTCGAACTGCTATAGTTAAAGTTTTTGAGAATCAACTTTCTGCAAATGTTGACGGTGGTAGTGGGTTTACCATTTATACTGACCTAATAGATGCAACGACGATCCGAGAGGATTCTAGATTATATGTACTTCAAGAATCTCCTAATGGATATTATGAGTTATCATTTGGTAATGGTAACTCTTTAGGTGTCGCTCCTACTCCTGGACAAGTGGTTAGTGTTAATTATCTTAGAACCAATGGAAAGGATGCAGACAATATTCCTTCGTTACAACTAGCATCATCAATTATTTTGTCTGATATTAACGGATTAGATTATACTGTTGATCCTTCAAATGTTACTTTATCTGTTATTTCAAGATCTAGTGGAGGTGCAGATAAAGAAGGAATAGAATCTATCCGACAGAATGCGCCGTTCCAATATGCTTCTCAGAATCGAATGGTTACTGCTAACGATTATTCTGCACTAATACTAAAAAAATATAACACCTTTATTGACGATATAAAGTCTTGGGGTGGAGAAGATGATCCAAAACCTGCTTATGGTTCTGTTTTTACTTCTATTGTATTTAAACCTGAATTAAGTAATTCTACTATATCTCAAGTTCGTCAAGGAATCCTTGACCTCGTAGATGAATATTCTATTGCATCTTTTGATTTGAGGTTTACTGATCCAGAAACAACATATATTGGTACACAAACCTTTTTTCAATGGAATCGCTCTTTGACTGGATTAAGTGAATCTACTGTTCGAGCAAATGTTTCAAGTGCAATTGATCAATATTTTCTAGAAAATACAGGGAAGTTTGACCAAGTATTTCGAAGGTCAAATATGTTAACTCGAATAGATGCTGTTGATCCTTCGGTGTTGTCTTCAAGGGCAAATGTTTTTGCACACCAAAGAATATTTCCGACTTTAACGTTACCTCTAAATTACGATATAACCTTTCCTTTTTCAATTAGACCTGCAACTGATTCATTAGAACCTTCAGTCTATTCTTCTATCTTCACATATAAGAACCAGCAATGTTTTATCCGCAATAAAATTAATGAAAGGGTTAAGGTATCTGCAGAAGGTGCTAATCCAGTAATTTTTAATACTACACCTTCAAGTACATTAGAGTTGGTGACTGTGGGAGGAAAGGTGTTGGTGAGTAGTATTGGAGAATATTTTTCTCCCACAGGAAGGGTAGTTATAACTAACCTTACGATACAATCTATAACAGCTGGTAGAAATTTTGTAAAAATATTTGCTGTTCCTGCAAATCAATCTGTAGTTGAAGCGAAACTTAATACGATTATCAAATACGATCCAGAAGAGTCTTTCGTACAAACAGTCGCGGTAGATACAAGGTAATCTAATGTCTATTGATAAGACCTTAACAGATAAGTATCGGCGCGATCTAACTGTAGACAAAATTGGCATTGTGTATGATGCCTTGCCTGCTCACTTTGACAGCAAATATCCAAACCTAATTAAATTTCTTGAAGAATATTTTAAATCATTTGAAGAGAATAATAATCCAGCAGAAAAGGTAAATGATCTTCTTACTTCAAGAGATGTTCAAGGTGCGAAAGTTGAGTTATTGGATTTTATTGCCACCGAACTTTTGCTAGGCAAACCATACTATGAGGGATTTGAAGATAAAAGGACTTCGCTTCAATTCTCAAACCTACTATATCGTTCAAAGGGAACAGAGTTCTCAATTAAGCAGTTTTTTCGTGTTTTCTTTGGTCTTGATATTGATGTTCGTTATGGTAAAGATGAAGTTTTTTATGTGGGCGATCCAGAAAATGATACACAAGTTTTTTCAGGATTAGGTGCTATAGGAACAAGCAATTATCCTTATACATTCAAAGGTTCTACCCATATTGTATCAATGACAGATAGTGATGGCGAATATGTTCAATTAAGGCAAGACACAGATTACTTAGTCAATTTTTCTCAACAACTTATTGAACTCCAAAAACTTGATAGTGCTGGACTTGGATTAGATCCTTCTGATAGTAAGTTATCAGAACTTGCCACAACAGGATTAGTCCCAACAGGTAGCAATTTAAAGATATTCTCAACAACTAGAACGCAAACTCTTATCGGATCAGACATAACCTTTAAAAAATTAACTAATGCTGGATTTTTCCAGTTGTATGGATTATTGATATCTGCTCCTATTGGCGTTCCGACTTGGAGAGACGCATATAAAACGTTTGTTCACCCAGCAGGTATGTTCCTTGCTGGTGAGGTTTCAATCCTTGATGTATTTGACTTAGGCATTAAAGGAGCAACTATCATTGAACCACCTCCTCCTGTCGAGATTGTTACTCGTGCACCTATCAACAACAAGCGTGGTGGTCTTGGAATCTACACAACATCTATAACAGAGATTGGTCCTGGACCATATGGAGACAGGATTAGGACTCGAGTCAATGATATGTTTAATCCTAGAAACATAGATAATTGGCATACTCAATATGGATCAATTGCAGATGCAGATGATATTAACGGACGCACACTAGATGATACTTATGCTGATCTGTCAAATGTAATTAATCGCCTTGATGAAGGAAGATGGTATGGATATGACAGTGATGGGTCGTATCATTCAAATGACAGTGATGGACTAGGGAACCAAACTTCATTGCTAGGAGATAATACACAAAATTTAATCCAATATGTAGAGTACCCTAATTTAATTGTGGGCGATCCAGGAGATTGATTCGTCCTACTATAAATAACAGTTAGAATCAAACGGAACTTTAGAAATGGCAACAAAAACCCGAGAGGTATTACAAAACGGCACTATTGCGAACGATGGGACTGGCGATACCCTGCGTGATGCTGCAGATAAAATTAATACAAATTTTACCTATGTGTGGAATCGACTTGGCGGTAAGGACTCTTATTTTACTGACAATCTGACTGCTGATAGTGACGGAAATCTTATTTTCACTAATGGAGTCTACAATAGCACATTTGGAACTTCAACGCTCTCTGGTAATCGTGATATAGACTTGCCTAATGCATCTGGAACTGTAGTATTAAAAACTACAACAGACGTGTTAACAAATAAAACTCTCACAACTCCTGTTATAAGTACGGTTCATGATAGTAATGGAAACACAGTATTAAATTTAGATGGTGTCTCTTCTAGTGCTAATTATGTCAATATCACTAACGGAGATTCTAGTACTGCTCCTGTAATAAAAATTGATGGAGATTCTGCTGATGTTGATCTTCATATACAAGCAAAGAATAATGGATATATAAAATTCCAATCTCCAGTGGTCTTAAACACGCAGACTATAACCACTAATGGCGCCGCATCAACAACTATTGTGACGACTTTTTGTAACAAGTCCAGTGCTCTAGCATTGACTCTGGCAAACGGAAGTAATTTGGGAGACCAGAAAACTTTTGTAAATATAAACACAGGAAATGCTACTATTACTCCTGCTACTTTTGCGTCAGGCACTTCAATTACTGTCGCGCAAGGACATGCAGTGAGTTTAGTTTGGCATACCACTGGATGGGTTGCAGTTGGCATCTCATCTGGAATAACGCTTACACCATAAGAGTAGGGACAATGGCAACTACAGTAACTGATATTACAAAAAGGATCCTTTTAGAACAACTTTTTTCATCTACACAAAATATCGGAGTTTCTCCTGGTGACTCAGATCGATATTATTTGGGTATCGGTAGAGCAGAAGAATGGGATTCGGATAACGCTCCTCCTGTTCCAAATTCTGGAGTAAATGAGCAATTAAGGTTCCAAGAGTCTCTACAATCTATCCAAATTATTAATAATATAAGTTATGTTGTTCCAAGGTATAACTGGACTGCTGGTAATGTCTATTCAGCATGGAGTAATGACTATGGTTCAGACCTTGGATTTATCAGTAGTAGCACCAGAATAGAACACCCATATTATGTTATAACTGATGATCTACAGGTGTTCGTTTGTATACAACAAGGAAAGACAGCACAAGGTGTTTCTCGTAACTCTTTATACAAACCAACTGATACTTCTGGAGTTCCTTTTGCAGCAGGTGATGATGGATATATTTGGCAATTTTTATTTGCGGTCGACGCAAATCGAGCAAGAAATTTTTTGACCTCCTCTTATATTCCAGTTGAGAAAATACTTGACTCGAGTGAAGGCGGTCCTCTTGCATCAGACTTATCTGTTGCAAGAACACAACAACTTGCTCTACAAAAAGCAGCAAAAACAGGACAGATTCTGGGTGTTGCCGTTGATTCAGGTGGTACTGGATACACTTCTGCCCCGACTGTTACAATAACTCCTATTCCACGTATTGGTTCTACAACTATTGTAGAAGCAGCACAAGCAATCGCAAATGTCAATAGTAATGGACAAGTTTACGAAATAGTTATGAAAGATTCTGCGAATGCACCGTATTTTACTTTTGGAGAAGGGTATAAACATGCCCATGTTTCTGTTACTGGCGGTGGTGGATCCGGAGCAGTATTGAGACCGCTTATCACTTTTGATTCAGGATTACAAGGAAATCATATCTCTAGTTTGAGTTCTTCTGGAATCATGTTTTCAAATACATTAACTGGTAATGTTTCTGGAGACTTTAATGTAGTAAACGATTTCAGACAGATAGGTATTATCAAGAATCCACTTAAAGACTCCGCTGATTTTGGATCTTTTACTGGCGTTATCGGTGATTCTGCTGTATCTTCTGCTACAGCACAAGCATACCATAAACTTTATGTTTCTGGTTCTGCTGGATTTGCTGCCAATATCACAGGAGACCAAACGTTGCAGCAAAGCACGTCTGGCGCAAAAGCAATTTTAGATTACTTTGATGCGGCAAATGAAATAGCGTATGTTCACCAAACCAGAGTAACAGGTTTTACTGCTTTTGACTCAACCAATAATATTTCTTTTCTACAGTCTGGTTCCTCGATTGGAACATGTGCAATAGTAGCAAATACAACTGGTCCTAATTTGCGTCCAGCAGAAGTGAATAATTTTTCTGGAGAGGTTATATACATAGATAACAGATCTCCAATTACTCGTGACGACGAACAAACAGAAGATATTAAGATCGTCATAGACCTGTAAGGAAGGTAACAAATGCCACAGCAGTTCAACGCATCTACGTTTGCATCAACATACAAGGACGATTTTCTTGATAGTGCGGGATACCACAAAGTTTTATTTAACAGTGGTCGAGCATTGCAAGCAAGAGAACTTACTCAACTACAGACTATCCTGCAGACTCAGATAACTCGTTTTGCTAGAAATATATTTTTAGACGGAGCAGCAGTTAATCCAAAAAGTTCTGGTGCTGGTGTTTCTAACATGCAGTACGTTATCCTTGAGGATTTGCCCAATGATGCAGATTTGTATCCTGGAACAACTTGGACAGGTAGCGCAAAAACTGGGACAGGCGGTCTTAAGTTTGTTATCCAACACGTAGAACAAGCAAGTGGCGGTGATTTTCCTACTATTTACGGAAGATACATTGATGCAGGGCAGAGTGGTACGTCAACAGATGTTCAAACGGACTATCTTACGTTTGATGAAGCAGAAGTTCTAACCTCGCCTGGACTTGGTGACATAACAGTTAGAACCAAACTTCCAGGAGAACCTGATGTTACGGGAGAGGGCACCTTATTTTATTTACAGGGTGCTGATTTTTTTGTGCAAGGGCACTTTGTATTTGCACCAAAACAACAGATCGCTATAGCAAAATATACTCCGTTTGCTGATGCAGATGTTGGTTTTGAAGTAGTACAGGATATTGTAACGGTTGCTGACGATGAGGCATTGTATGATAACCAAGGTGCTCGTCCTAACCTTTCCTCTCCTGGTGCTGATCGATACCGTATTCGTTTGTTACTAACAACTAGAAGTTCTATTGCAAATGAATTAGATTTTCTTCCATTTGCAACAGTTCGTGACGGTATTATTATTCAAATTAAAGAGGGCACTGATAGTTTCAATCAAGTCGAAAAGAGATTGGCAAGAAGGCAACAAGAAACTACAGGACGCTTTGTTGTTAATCCTTTTGAAATTGAAATTAATGAAAAAGATTCTGCAACTCTCACTTATATAATTCCTGGGAAAAATCAATTTGGACAGAATCCATTAGCATATTTGGACGGATATAGACTAGAGCATCAAATTCCTGCTGAGATTGATGTTGCAAAACCTGTTTCATTCACTGCTGATTCAGGTATGCTCACACCAATTTCATATAAAAATTATGTATCAGTAAGAGCAGATTCAGCAGGTGCATCTTTCTTGGGTGCTTATGCTGGCGGTGACATGGATGCTCAGAAAAAGCATCGCCTCAGTAAAGCAGATGGAACTATTTTGGGTGATGCTAGAATTAAAAGCATTAGAAATACTGGATTTGCTGATTCAGACAGATATAGAATTCACCTTTATGATATCAGAATGTTGTCCGGACAGAACTTTAGAAATGTGAACTTCATAGGAGAACATGATTCTGCGACTGGTAAAGGAATAAGAGTCCACCAAGAAGATAATCAGACATATGTTGTTGATCCAAACAACAATACTTCTTTATTTGAAATTCCAGGGTATAGAACAAAAGCAGTGAGCGACGTTCGATACACTGTTCAACGGCAATTTAATGCAACTACAAACGGTTCTGGTGTCCTTAGCATCAATACTGGTAACGATGAGAATTTTTCTGATGAGGGTCAATGGACTTTTATAAACCTTGACACTGACACAGTTGATGAGATCGCAGCAGGTTCTATCACAATCACTGGTGGTTCTGGTGGATCTCCCGCAAATGCTTCAATTGCTACGACTGGTGGCGCTTCAGCAAACTATGTTGTATATGCTTATGTAGAAAAGGGACTTGGTGCAGGCGGTCTTGCTGCTAAAACAAAGACTTATCGTGAAGACTGGTTCACAGCAACTAGAGTTAACGACTCTGTGGGCGATAGATTTTTATTTACCTTGAAAGGTGGAACTGCACTGAGTAACATGTATGACGGCGTTGAACTATTAGAGGCATATGATTCCGACTCTACTGGTCCAAGTGTTAAGTTTAGTTTAGAATTTGATGGTGGACAAAGAGACAATTACTATGGTCCTGCTAATCTTATTCCAGCTGGTGTCAGTTCAACAACTACAACAGTTAGAGCAAAAGTAGGATACTTTGAGTGGGGTGCTTCCGGACATTATTTTTCTGCGAATTCCTACAACCTAGCAGATTCAACTTGGTTTGATTACGGTGATATTCCAACTTATGTTTCAAAGACAACAGGAACATCATACGCTCTGCATAACTACTTTGACTTCCGCTCAAAACTAGATCCATTGAGCGATACCATGGCGACGACTAACTGGTTTGAGGTTCCTAGAGATGGAGATCAAATCTCTCATGGTGTACAATACTATAATCAAAGGATAGATTCAATTGTTCTCTCATATAACGCAGAAAAACTTCTGCCAGTTATTCGAGTTAATCAAGGCGTAGAGCATGTCCAACCAACTGTTCCTTCAGAAAGACCAAATGAGATGGTTCTTTACAGCACTATGCTCGGCGGTAATACTAAAAATGTCGGCGATATAGACATTCGAAGAAACCGATATCCAAGATTCACAATGAGAGACATTGATGATCTTCGTGCTCGAGTTGAGAGAGTAGAGGAAACCGTCGCGTTATCGTTTATTGAGCAAGAAGCACAAAATCTAGTTGAAGTTAATAGTTCTGGTCAAGTAAGATCAAAAACAGGATTTTTTGTAGATGATTTTACAAAGGGTCTGGCAATGACTGCTTCTGTTGTTGGTCCAACTTTTATTGACGATGCTACTTTTATAACTCAAACTTTAGACGCCAGGATATCGACTGTTCAACCTAAATCTACATCAGAATGGGTAGAACTATTATACGATTCAGATAATCTTTATAGTGCTCGTGCTGGAGGAGCAAACAGCAACATTGTCCGCAAGGGCGATTTGTTGATGCTAGATTACACTGAAGTTCTAGATTCAACTTTGTCACAACCAGTTATTTCTTGGTTGTCTGATGGTAGAAGTTATGAGGAACGCGGTTATTACAACGTCAACCCATTTAATGTCTTCAGAGGAGAAGGATTCCTTAAAATTAATCCATCTGTAGACGCATGGACAGACACAAAGAGATTGCCTGACAAATATATTTCAGGCGAACCAAGAACAGTGTTTAGAAACACTATTCGACCTCTCGCTCCAATAACAACTTCTGCAACTAGAACCCATGCAAGGTACGCTGGGGAATGGACTGCTACTGGTAATTGGAGAGAAAGAAGTATTTGGACAGGAACTTCATGGGTTAAGCATGGAAGGATTAGTGAATTCACTAATACTGTAAATGAAGTTTGGCGAGTTGATTTTATTAGGCAAAAGAGAACAGAAACTGTTGTAGATAACTTCACAGAAATATCTTCTGAAACTGATCGTAAACTTTCAGTTGTTAGTATTCCATGGATGCGTCAAAAGAGAATATTTGGTAGGGCACAAGGTTTAAGACCAAATACTCGATATTGGCCATTTTTTGCAGACATACCAGTCTCGCAATGGGTTCTTTCTATGACAGAAACAGAGTATAAATCTGCAATTGGTAGTGGTTTACATCATGTAAATCATCCTTCAGCAGATGTTACTTTGAAAAAACACCCAGCGACTTCTGGTGTGACAACAAATACATTAATAAGCGATGCTCGCGGAGATCTGTGGTTTGATTTTTGGTTACCGAATACAGCACCAGTTCCTATTCCTAATTCTGCCACATTTGATTTCCAAAAAGAAATAAGATCTTATCAAGCAAAAGTAAGAAAGGGTGTTCAACTTCACGGCACTAATCAAGCAGCAGTTTATGACTATGCAGGTTGGAAGTTCAGAACTGGACTAAGAGAAATGAAACTCTTAGACATTTCAGCAAATAACGAAGAAGATGCGCTTTCTGTTGCTAGAACTTTATTTAATTCTACAGGAAAGTTAGAGATTAAACAAAGAGAAATTATTACTTCTCGTGTCACTGTTATGGAGCATGGAACAGAAGATGTAATAACCAGTCATACGACTGCAAAAACAAGAACAGTAACAAGATGGAGAGCACACGATCCACTTGCCCAGACTTTCTCAGTAGATGCTCAATTAAACGTCCCTGGAGTATTTGTAACAAAGGTTGACGTGTTTCTTAGAAGCGCCCCAGCGCCAAGTAAACCACAAATACCTATCCAATTGCAGATTCGAGGTGTTCGCGATGGAACGCCTATGAATTCTCCTGCAAGCGAGCAACATCGTGTTTATGTTTCTGCTCCAGATGCATATGCAATTGTAAATGGTATTACTGATAAAGAGGATTATGAAGAAGTTCTTGCAAATCCTGTACCTTTTGTGTTTGAAGAACCTGTTTTCTTACCTTCGGGTCAAGAGTTTGCAATAGTTCTGCTTGCTGAATGTGACGATTACCAAGCATTTGTTGGAACAACATACGACTTGATTCTTGGAAGGACAGATAAGAGAGTTGCAAAGCAACCAGCAAACGGATCTCTTTTCTTGTCACAGAACGGTTCGACTTGGACTCCAAAACAAAACCAAGATTTGGCATATAGAATTCACACCGCCAAATTTAAGAGTTCAGGGAAAGCGAATTTCTTCAATCAAATTCCTGAGAGGCATCAACATAACTTCAACACAAGTTTGTCAGTTGATTCTGACGATTTAACTAGATTTAGAGTGACTCATCCGAATCATAATTTGGGAGTTGGTGACGTTGTTCGAATGACAGGACTTGATTCTGCTGCTTCGTATTTGGGCGTTACTGGTGCAAACATTATGAATTCTGCAAACGTGGTAGATTCTGCTGATGTTAATGGATACTATGTTTCTTTACCATCCGGCACGTTTACAAGCAGAGGATCTTTTGGCGCTGATTCTGTAAGAACAAACAAAGCATTTAATATAGATCGATTTACACTTGTTGCTACAGATATTCTATTGACTGAAACTGATCTAAACTATGAAGGTTCTTTTGTGTCTGGCGTTTCGCATTCAAGAATAGGAGCAACTGCTACTGCTGATCCAAGATTTAATGTTGACGATGCTGCAACACCATTAACGAATTCTAGTGGCATGATTCCATTAAGTAATAAAGAAATGTTTTTCTTTAATACGCCAAGATATTATGCTAACTCTGATCAACAAGTCAATTCTCTTTCTGGTGCACCTTCTATTGTTATTAGTGCAAATATGTCATCTGCGCAATCTTCTTTGTTTGGTGGACCAAAAGCAGCTGCTGCGGTTTCGTCTGGATATGTTTCTGACATTACTCCAATCATTGACATACAGCAGGTCGGTGCAGAAACTATAAATTATATTATTGATAACCAGGCAGTTGATTCTGCTTCCAGGAATGATCTAGTTAACAATGCTCCTTCTGACTTTGTCCCAGAAACTCACCCAATTCTTGGAACAACGCCATCTAAGCATTTGACGAAACCAATAACACTGACTCAAGCAGCAAATGGATTGAAAGTTATATTGAATATGCATAAACCACCATCAGCTGATTTTGAATTATACTACAGAGTTGTGTCTGGATCCGACGAAGACATCTACAACGCTTCTTTTATTAGGGTAGATGCTGATAATAATCCTCCTGATGCTAATTATGGGTTCGATGATTTGGATGTTTCTTTCCAAGAATACCAATACTTGATTGGTGGACTCGACGGATCTCTTAATGATTTCATACAATTCCAGTTGAAGATTGTGTTTAAATCAACAAATACTTGTGAAATTCCGATTCTTCGTGACATTAAGGCAATTGCTCTTATCTAATGTATATAAAAGTAGAAGGATCACCTAGTTTGTATCGCGACATGACTACTGGAGCGATTATAAATACAAGCGAAGAAGAGATAAAAAGAGCAAGGGAAACAAAAAAACTTCACTTGCAGAATAAAAAAGAGCAACAAGAAGTGTATTCTGAGGTCGCTTCTTTAAAGAATGAAATAACTCAACTGAAACAAATGGTTAAAGAATTACTAGAGAACAAGTAAAATGACAGTAAGATTCCACGACAGCGCTCATCCTTTGTTCCAAACTACGGATACTTTTCAGCAGTTAATCCAAGACCTGAATCATTTTGGCGATATCCATGATTCAGATATGAAATATTTGGATTCTGCTATTGGTCCAGGCGGAACTCTTTCACTAAATGGGTTGGGCGATTTTACTGCTAATACCATAGTTGATGCTCTCAATGAATTAGACAGCGACCTTCATGGAGTCGGTGGCGGTAATTTTAAGGCAGATACCAATACAGCATATAAGACTGTAACTGACGCTATCAACGAGATTGAACGAGTGTTCGATGCTTCCTCTGGTGAGATTTTGTATCCTACTGGCGATCCTACTGAAACTCAAAATCGTTTATTGATTAGCACTGCGCAATCTGGAGGTCAAAGAATTGAACTCAGAGCAGGGCATAATATCTTTTTAGACGCAGTAAATGATGTTATCA